GGTGTCCTTTGCATCCTTGCTCTAAAGCTTTAGCTTCTGCTTCTTCTATAGTGTTATAAGCTTCTATTCCGTCTATTTTCTTTAGGCTCATTTCATAGCCAGTTTCTTCTTCTATAACCTCTTTAGTTTCAATCACATCTATATCGCTAAACTCAATCGGTTTAAGAGTTTTAAAGTATAGCTCTAATGCAATTTTATTAACTGCTAAAATTTGGTCTATACACTCTACAACTTGGTCTTGAAAGCATTGTATAACTATATTGTCAAATAACTGTGTCGCTACTTTAATTTCTTCGGCATTGTTTCCAAGTCCATCGTTTCCTTCACGAATACCAAGAAGCATTGGAGAGGTAACCCTATGACCAACGATTAGTTTTCTAAAGCACTCATCAGCTAAATATTGATAATGAGCTGGTGCATCGTTTAATGGAATGTCATCTATTGTAGTTTTGGATTCAGAATTGTTATTAAATGCAACAATTACTTTCTCTCCTCTGCTTCCAGTTAATTTGTTTAATACATCACTTTTAATAGACTGCATTTTGTGAGGGTCAGGGACGCCGTTATTGAAATTCACAACTTTTGTGCCACTAAAACCATTGATACAGTCATTTATAAGGTAATCTCCTATCTCGTCCTCTAAAACAGCGTAAGGCATCGCAGAAGACCAGTCTGGACTACTATAATAGTACTTTCCAGCTTCATAAGGCTTTAAAACGTACATTTCAACACCATTAGCTTTACCAAACCCAAAAGCTGGGATTCTTTCTGGTTTATGACTAGGTTTTAAATTATCCCAGTGGTTAGAGTAATACCAAGCCTCGATTTCTCCTTCATCATTGCATTTTTCTGCTCTTAATGTCTCCATTGGAAAATGGTGTACCTGTTTTACTTTACCATCTTGATAAACTAACTGAAATGCAGCCATTCCTAGTACTTTGTAGTCATTTATGAATTTTCTTAAATCAGACTTCTTAAATAATGACATCATTTGAGCATATTGCTCTGGTTTTTTGTCTGCATTGTGTGCTGCAAGACCTTTACCGTAAATCATATTAGAAATACCTATTGTAATAGCTCTATTAGTCGTTGAGTTGTTGTTTACATCAATTATGTAGTTAAAATAGTTATTATCTATTCCATATTGTACCCAATCTTTGTTTTTTAACTCTACAACCTCTGGTGCTGTATATGCTGCTAGTTTTGTTACGAAAAATTCGCTCATAATACTACGTATTCGTTAGTTGTTGTGTGTTTTGTATATACACCATCATTAATACTATAAGTACTAATAGTTTGGTCAGTACAAAATATATTGTCTTTATACACTACACTTGTTCCATTTAAAACAGAAATAGTATAAAATGTTCCTTCTTTTAATACAGGACTAAACGTTACATTCCCTTGCAAATAGTATCTATCAGTAGTAAATGTTAAACCAGAGTATGTTACTGGTTTGTTTGTGTCTTGGTCTGTAATAACAATACTATCTGCCGTATATTCACGTGGAATAAACTTTATTTGTTGTGCAGTAGCACTTGTTGTTAGTATTATCATTAAAAGCTTTTTTAAATAACAAAAAAAGGGCAAAAGTGTTTTATATAAAAAAAGGGTAATCCGAAGAATACCCTTAATTTAAGAAAAATTAATAAAAATTAAGTTCCTACTACAACAACCGTATTAGTAGTATCTCCAATAATTGAAGAAGCTACAAAATAAGCTGGTTGCTTTTCAGTTCCAGTAAAAGTTATGTTATAACCATTTAAATCTCCCATAGCTGCTCCAGTCGCCGTATTCACAGCACATTCACATCCGTTTTCAATTCCAGCTAAAAAGTAATTCCCATTATAATCTTGTACGATTATTTGAGGTCTACCATAACTTAATAATTTTAATTCTTTACGAGTAGCAAGGTCTTGTTTTTTCAAAACTATCGTTCCAGTTTGTGTCCAGAAAGAAGTTCCATTTTCCCTTGAGTTTTCGTTTGTTTGTTCAAAAGAGTTAGCACCTTTTAAATCGTATTTGTAAAAAGTAAGAGCAGAAGCAAATCCAGTAATCTCATCATTTGTACCAAATGTAGCAGTTCCTAATAAACCACTTGTATAATTTGAAATGTAGATTGCTATTATCCCTCCAACCGAGTCTTTACAAGGCTCTAATCTTCCAGCAGTAATATCACATGCCATAAGTTTAAGTTTTTAAAGTTAATAATATAAAGGGAGGTTTTAGCCTCCCCTTATTAGTTTAATTATCCAGCGTAGTAAACTACATCAGCACCAACTCCGATAGCAGCAGCAGCAGTAAATCTCATTACAAGTCTTACGTTCTGACTTCCGTCCATTGGTGTCATATCAATTACTCTTACTTCGTTGTAGTCTGATAAAAGACCAGTTGCGAAAAATAAATTACTGGATTCCGAGGCTAGCATGGTATCATCTGACATCCCTCTTGCAACAAATACTGGTATTCCACCGAAAGATAAACTTCCGTTGTTATACCATTGTGTACCTCTGTTATCAGTACCTGAAGCACCAATAGTTGCAGTAAAACCGCCCAACGCTCTAATGTATAATTTAGCAGCTTTGTTAGACACATATAATCTTAAATCTTCTTTTCCAAAAAGTGCGTTAGGAATTAAATCCACAACAGCTTGCATTTTATCGATAATGTTAGTAGCAGTTAAAGCAACAGCCATGCAACATCAATAACAGTTGCATCAGCAGCGGCAAGAGTCTCAAGTCCATTGTACTCTCCAGCTTGTGCGCCACCTAAATTACCAGTCCATATATTAGTTTCGTTTGCAGCAGCTACTTTAGATGCTACGTAACCAACTAAATAATCAGCAAATGATGTTGGTAATCCATTTGGATTGAATGCAGAATATCCCATTTGAATGCTTTCCCAAGTGTTGATAAAATCCGACTTACATAATTGTAAGTTTACTTGAAATTCTTCTGGTTGGATAACTACTTCAGTTAAATTAACGTTAGATGAAGCAGAGAAATCACAAGTTCCGTCTGCAATTAATGTTCCAGTTTCTACTTTTTGAATAACTGATTTGTATTTTACGTTAGGCATTACAGTAACACCACCGTCTTCAATTGTACTCGAGCTTAATAAAGCAGCCGAGATGTACTTTCCAGCAAATTCTCCAGCATAAGTTGAAGTAATGTTTACTGTAGTCGCAAGGTCTATCTTTTTTGACATAATTTTAAAGTTTTAATTGTTGTTAAATAATTTAGCAAATACTCTGTCTTGAGTACTCATTGGTTTGTTTTGAGAATAAAGGTGCATTTCTTTTTGACTTTTAGCCTCTGGGTTATGTTTAATAGGTTTTACTTCAGTAGATAATTCTACTTCAGCATCTTTAGAACTAAAATCTTCTTTTTCTCCCATTTTTGATTTTAAATCAGCAATAGCATCTTCAAGATTTTTAATTCTAATTTCCATACCTTTCCAATCAGCAACGTCAGCTTCTTCAGCAGCTTCAACTTCTTCCACAACAGGTGCTTCAACAGTTTCTTCTACTTCTTCTTCTTTTGCTTCTTTGATTTCAGAAATAATACCATCTTCTTCAACGACAACAGTCATGCCATCATCTAAAAGGTATTCTCCCTGTGGTACAGCAATTCTTTCATCTTCATCTGTTACAATAAAGATTTCTTTACCAGCTTCAAATGAATCAGCTTCAAAGCGAGTTCCGTTTTCCAACTTTCTCTCTTCTAACTGAACTTCTAAACCTAATAAAGTTTTCACTTTTTTAAGGGTGTCTTTTGAGTTCATATATATTAATTTAAGTATTTACTTTTTTATAAAACAATTTTAGTTATTAGTTGTTGTAAATTCAACTATTTTGTCCTGTAGTGTTGCCTATGCCTTGATTCTGTAAGTCTCCATTACAACATTTAGAGTTGTATGTGTTGTCTTTACATAAGCATCCTCGTTTGCCTCCTTGTGGGCTTGTTCTACTTGGTGTTGGTGTTTGATTCCTTGAGTACATCTATTATTTCGTTTAGTAGTTTATCTTCTTTACTTAATTGGTCTTTTTGTTTGTCTTGAGGTCTGTTTAGTTTATCAGCAAAGTAACCTTCAATACTAAAACCTTTTACCTTTCCTTCTTTAACGTAATTATTCCAAATATCATCGTTGTCTACTTTCATAGCAACCATCCAAGTCCCTATTGGCATCTCTAAACCATACTTTCTAGATTTATCGTGTATATCATCTTCTACTAGCCAAGACTCAACAACAGTCATTCCAGATAGCTTTTCAGAAGCGTGTTCCATTGTTGCCTCTCCTTGATTGCCTTGTTTTAAAAACATTTGCGATGCTTTAGCTACTGTATCTTTAGAGAAATAAATATAAAACTCGTGGTCACCTGATTTTCTGTAAATAGGTTTTTCTGGTATTAAGGCTGCTCCCATAAGTAGTCTTTTTTCTTTACTTATTTCTGCAAGTCTTATTTGCTTCTGGTCTTTTAGTGCTATGAAGTCCTCTTCTATTGCTGGAGATTCAACTACCGAAATAGCTTCTATTCCAGAAAATTCTTCATTATCATCAATTACTAATTCTATAATATCCATAATTCTTTTTTTATAAACAATTAAATATGTTTTTTGTTTTATTATCCTCCTAAGTTGCACCCTGAATAATTCCATTCTCTAAACTTTGTGCAGTTGTTACATCTTGACTTACTACAAAAGCTTGTACTGGTGTTTGTTGTTGTTCTCCTAATGCAGAAGCTATTTGACTTCCAGCTCCTTGCCCTACTATATTAAATGAAGGTGCTTGAGGTTGAGGTGCAGAACCAGTTGCACTTAAACCCCCTGTTCCACTTGAGCCTGTTGGTTTAGTAGATGCAATTTTTGCAATATTTAAAGCAGCAAATGCTCCAGCCAAACTTGCTTGAATAACAGGATATGCTGGAAAGCCTATTGTTATTGGACTTTTTTGTGCTGTTGTATATGCATTTTGTACACCTTCATAACCACTTATAGTTGCTTGACCAATAGCCATTGCTTTTCCTATTTTGCTTCCTTTTCCAGCTATTTCTCCAATTAAAGCCATAGTATTTTTAGCTATTCCTAGCTTTGCGCTTTGTACACTTTCGTCTAATTCTATTTCTTTATCAGCTTTTAATTTTTCTGCAGCTAAATCTACCTTATCAAACCCTTTTTGCAAAATTTCTTTTTTTTCATAAAATGCAAATTCTAAATCAAAT